CCTGTCCGTCACAGAGTATGAAGCAGGTTGGTCGTTCTGGTTACAGGGCGACGACGCTCAACAGTTCCGCGATGAGTGGGAAGCGTATCAACTAGGTGTCGGGAATAACTTCCGGCACTTCCTCTCAACCCATGACTACGACACACTGTTCCAATAGGAGATAACATGAAACCAATGTTCGAATGGACCGACGACGAAATCCGCGACTTCTATGACCAAAACCCAAACCTGACCATCCTGACATACGCCGGGATGCTCGGACTGTCAGGAGGTGAGCTCAAAGATATCCTGATGACAGACGGTAGCGCCGTCGACAAGGAAGAAGCAGAGACAGCAGAGGAGATGTTCGAAACCGAAGCGCCAACAACGCGCAACTACTGGTAACCAACGGGGGGGCTTCGGCTCCCCCAACTACTATCATAAATGGAGTCACGCTAGTCGCGTGACAAATTTTGGTAAAAATTGAGTCTCGTTCCTCGACACACGATTCAGTATGCTCGGCTCCCTCCTCCGTCGGTCGCCTCGAAAAGAAAAGCGGCGCGTGGGGCCGCAGGGCTTACCGCTGCGCGAGGGGCCGCAGGGCCTCGAACATCGAACCAAGACCCTCGAACCGATGCCCAGCCGTCCCTGACAGCCCGTGGTCATGTAAACTAGGCCCTTTGTACCCCTCAAACAAATATAGCACCTTCAAAGAGGGGGCCTTTACCAAGAAGAAAGTCGCGCCGCCGCGAGCCCAATATGCAGCAGCCCACGCGATTTGATGAGGCGAGAGACGGACCGCATTTGAATTGCTAACCTTTAACTCCATCCAAAACGGGACGCCGTCCCAGACAGCATGGACGTCAGGAACACCTCCCCCGTGCTTGTTTTCAATCCTCGTGGCGAAGCACTTCTTCGGCAGATTTGTCCTGATCGATTGCCAAAAGTTCGCTTCCGGTCCCTTGCTCATCTGGTGTTATGTCCTTTGCCGTGCCGTCGATCACAAACGCTTGCGGATATTGTTTTTGCAATGCAGCAAGTCGGGATGTGATCTCGTCCCGCGACAATTGATCGATGGTGTTTATGTTTTCTCTCCGGTCAACCGTAAGGCCCCCCAGAGCAGAGCGAATCTTTTCGGCGTTGATGGCTGCTGAAAACTGTCCCGCCTCCTCTGCGCCCGATGACAGCTTGTACAGCCGTTCTAGCTGACCAATGGTGCTGACACCATATCGGCGCTGCCTTTCCTCCCTGAGTTCGACAACATATTCCAAGACATGCGGAAAGTCCCGACCGTTGAGCAGCTTCGAAGCCGTGTTGTAGGCAACATCAGGTGAGTACCCAGCCTTTCGAGCAGCCTCCGCATTCGAGTAAATCCCTTCGACAATGTGTCTCGCAAAGGTCCGTTGTCGGTTGGTCAAGACCCGCCCATGTTCTTCTTCGATCTTCTTTTCCAGCTTTCCCATGCACACCTCACTTGTGGTCTAACAACAAATTACAACAGCACGCCTTCCTTTGCAAGGAGCCTATATATAGCACTTTTCTCCAGCTAAATGTCCTCATGTCCTCACAAGTGTACTCAAATGAGGGCAGATTAACGAGTGAAATCAATGGTGAGGACAGTTGAGGACGGTGGGGACACCATATTTGGAATGAAAAAAAAAAAAAACAAAAAAACTGTGGGGAAGTGTCTATACTGTACTCAGCCCCCTTGACATCTCCATCGACTTGTGGTCTAGTTGTTCTCGAAGCACAAGTGCTTCGTTATCTATTTATTTATCTAGGAGACTAAGATGTATTCATATCATGCGATAAACGCGGACGGCACGACAACCTTGAGCCCGCTGCTCAAGACCATAGGTGCGTTGCGCGAGCGTTATTTCCGTCAAGCTGAGATGTTCGAGGACCGCGGTCCGGTGACAGAGATTGTTGTATTCAAGGGCAGTCGCATCCACGGTTATTACACTTCGGAGTTTAAGTTGGATCGTAGCAAGCCTGTTGATATTCACAATATTTTATATGGGTTGGTATGATGTTTAGTTTTGATTGTATGGAGAGTGGTAAGATGACGTTGGACTGGGATCCGGCGTCATACAAGACGCGGTCTGGTGCGGCGAAGGGTTTGTATCGAGCGTTGTGCGATTGGTGTCGTAAGGTTGGTATGAACCCTGACTATGAGGTTCACATCAAGACGCCAGAGCAGCGCAAGGCTCAGGGTTACAGCAAGGTTTGGCATGTATCATTTGAGGCTGGTCCGTATGAGTGGGCTGTGTTTGCATCGATGCAGATTCCTAATTGCGAGTGGGGATATGTTGAGCCTTATTATTCTTTTGATTTAGATTTTGTGGAGTGAGTGTGATGATTCGGGATATTGAGATACGGGCCAAGCGTCCCTCTTTGGAGGAGGCTCAGGCTATTGTTGGTGGATTGATTGAGATTGTGATCGACGATGGTGAGAAGCAGTTGATTGTAAACGAGGAGGGCTTGTTGTTGGGTTTACCATTTAATGAAACAGCCAGTTCTATGACGGGTCGTCATATTGTGGGTCCAGCGTTACTGCTTACTGGGGAGGCGATGTTAGACTGATGGCATATTTATTTAATCAGGAGATATTGAACATTGGCGTGTACCGCCCTGAGTTGAGCACGAAGGATGGTCCTGTGGTTCATTCATTTGACAATGGGATTGCGGAATACAGTGCGTCTGTCATGCGGGATCATTTCTGCACGGCGGAAAAGACTGCCCGCATGTTTGGTGGTGATATCAAGTTTTGCGTTTATGTGGAATTTTCATATGACGGCATCACCTCGCATAAGGGTTGGAGAAATTTGGAAGATTACAACGACATTACTGATGGAGGTTCCCATGCCTAATCATTGTGATCAGCAGGTCCGTATTGAGGGGCCGCATTACTTGGTATCCATGCTTTACAATGGATTGACTGAGAACGGGTACGATCCTCATCGTGGGGGTCGTGCCAAGAACCCGCAGTTTTGTCAGTTGGTTTGTCCGATGCCGTTTGAGCAGTGGCAAGCGCCCAAGACCCAATGGGGTGGGTACGAAGTTGAGGGTTGGTATGACTGGCGCGTCAACAACTGGGGCACGAAGTGGGATGTTTGTGACGTTGAGATTGACGAGGAGCTTGCGCATGATCAGGGTCGTTATTTGTTTGATGCGGATACGAAGTCGTGGTTCGAGTTCCGTTGTTGGACGGCATGGGGGCCACCTATTCCTGTTTGGGACAAGTTGTATGAGATGGGTGTTAGGGTTCATGCTACTTATCAGGACGAGGGTGGCATGTTCGAGGGCGAGTATTTGAACGGTGAGGACAATACTTGGGAGCCTGAGATTGAGGAGGAGGCGTAATGGGACAACGTCAGACTTTTGGGCACAAGATGCGGGGGCATCGGTACAGCGAAGCCCTTAATCAAACTGATTTTGGATATATTGTGGGGCTGACGCAGCACCAAGTGTCTCGCTACGAGCGTGGTGTTACGCCTGTTCCTATGGAGGTTCAGGCAAAAATAAGCTTGGCTGTAGGAATACTAAAGGCACAAAAAGTTATGGAGATTGAGATTGAGGAGGAGGAAGCGTGATGAAATACCATGTCATTAGAAGCTACACAGTCTGCGAAGTGCATCATGTGGAAGCTGACAACGAAGATGCCGCTATCAAGTTAGTTGAAGATGGCGTCGAAGACTTTTTCATTAAGAGCTACAACGACGATTACGATAAAAATAAAGAAGGTGAAATCCAATACACTGTGGAGGAAGCGTGATGAAGAACCTAGTACTAGAAAAAATAGGTGTAGTTACGAATATCTTAGAGGACAAGCGCATTGCGTTTGCTGAGACAGAGGACGGGGAGAGTGTGTTCCTTGACCCTACCGTATCGGAGGGTTTGGAGATTGCTAATCAAATTAAAGTCACGGTAATTTCGAACTCGCGTTTCAGCAGCCGGACGCAGTGGCGGGCGCTCAAGGTTGAATTGTTGGAGGACGAAATTGCTCTGGCTTCTCTGGCTACTCCGACTCCAGAAGAATTGCAGGAATTGATCTTAGGGTATTTGGATGATGAGCCTGATATGTTTTTTTCATCCCACCACATTTTAAGGGCTCTTGGTTTGAACATTGGTCACGGAGACTTACGGGCGGAGGCTGACAAGTTGTACAGGGATCAACAGATTTGCAGGGCCAAGGTTTCAGGACCTCGTTACCAGAAGCGCACTCAGTTTTATTTGTATTCGAAGAACATCGAAGCGTTTCTGTATGACGTCGATAGCGATTATATTATGGAGGCTGAGGTCGATGGGTAATTTTAAATTTGATGCAGATGAATCGTTTAATGCCGCGTTAAAAACTATGGGCCGATTTTTGGAAGATCATAACGAGGAAGGCCCGATGGCTACGGTTAGTTTGGCGAGAGCCTTGGGCGGATTGTTGGTGCTAACAACATCAGAGGATCAGCGTGATATGGCTTTAGGCACTACGATCAGCCAATTATGTGATACGTTCACTAATTTTTTACATATGGAGACTGAGGTCGATGGGCAAGATTAAAAACATGTTGATCGGGATGCAAGAGACGCCGATCATGGACCCATGTTCTAATTGTGATGGGTTGGGTCAGGTATTTTATGAGGTTGTTCGACCGCAGGGTTTTGGTCGTGATGTTGGTTATTTGGACGAGGTCCAAGAGCCGTGTATCGAGTGCAGTGGTGACGGAGAGATGCCGCGATTGTGTGATTGCGGTGAGGAGGTGACTCTTGGAATGGGTCACGATGTTTATATTTGCGAGGAGTGTGCAAGATGAATTTACTGCAAAAGATATGGTCGAATATCAGGAAGAACTCTAGGGCTAATAAGCTGACGCGTAGGCAGCAGATTTTCCAAGAGTTGTCTCGTGGTGAGGGCACGGCGCGTCAACTGTCGGATCGTTTGGGTTTACGTTTAACGCTTATTCGGACGTATTTATCTACGTTGCATCGAGAGGGCTTGGTTAAGTCTACTGGCAAGAAGGTTGGTAAGGAGCAAGTTTGGAGGACAAAGGAGTGACGGATAGGGAGATGGATCAAATGTTGGATGAGGTATTTCGCAAGGTATTTGGGAGGGACTGGTGATGGTTGAGTATTTCACGGCGTTGGTTTTGCATTACGAGTTGCAAGGCAAGGAGCTTGAGACGGTGGTTTGGTTTGAGAACGAGGCCCATTGTCAGGAGGTTTTGCAGAACGATGCGGCGTTGCCGTTGTACAATAAGTTGTACGACTTGTACGGCAACAACATCATGATGTTTTGCGAGGTAACGGAGCAGGCTTCGAGGATTGTTCGTCCACGAGCAAGACCGGAGGTTGGCAATGGGTGATCAGGACTTAACGAATTTTCAAGCTGCTCAATTAAAATGGTTAAAGCGTCAGGTTGATGCGTTGCAGGAGGAGCGTTACCGCCGTGATGCGCGGCCCAATGTGCAGATGGAATTGTTTGCAGCGCGTGAGGAGCTTGACACATACGTTAAGAACCTCCGGGAAGTGGGGAAACAGATATGAAGCTGAAGATACCTCACCGCAAAGAATACGAGGTTGTGTACAGGGAGTACTGGTTGGTCCAGAACAAACAAGACATGGCTGACAACCCTCGTTTTAATGGAAGTAAAGAGCCCAATGTTCCGATGGTTAATAAGTTTCAAGTCAACGGCAAGATGGGTGGTCGACCTTTGAAGCTGACCAAGGAGGCGGAGAAGTTAAACAAACTTTTGTCGAGTGGTCTTACGTTAAAGGATGCAACGTTTATAATGGACATGACGATGCAAGCGTTGTCCCAGATTAAAGCTAAATACAAACTTCCAAGGAAAAAGAATGAATCCGTTTCTAACGTACATCCCGACGAGGATTAAAGAATTAGATAAACAGATCGATGACATACTGTGGGAAGAAACCGCAGATCCGAGGATCGAGCAGCTAGTAGAAGAACTAAATTACCTAAAGGAGAAAGAAGCAAATGGTGAACTATACGAACCCGATTTTTAACGGCATCTTAAAAGAGGCATCGATTATTGTCTTGGACGTAATGAATACGCAGACAGCGTTTGGGATTACGGACGAGGGAGAGCGATGTTTTATACCTGCCAAGGTGGTAAAGACCTTTGGCCTTGAGGAGGGTCTGGAGACAAACGCCGTCATGGTGAGCAACACGGGGGATTTCAAAGGCGATGTACCGTGGCGGGTTATCAAGACCTTGAGCGTGGGGCCGCAGGACCAAGCTGTAAGTTTACAGAAGAACCTTCGAAAGGCTATGGGTGACGGCGATGCGCCTGATCTATACAGTTTGAGGGAGTTATCTGAAACAGTGGGGGCCTCTGAGGAGAACGTCGAGAAGGCTCTGAAGACCATGGACGATATAGGAACGGAGACGATGTACTACTACGAGACGTAACTTGCGTGTCGCCCACATGTGTGCTACCTGTGGGCGACAACTTTTAGAGGATTGCTTATGGCTAAGAAACAAAAACCCCAGCCGCCACTGCCTAAGTTTAGAAACGTGGCGATGTTGCTTGATGATCACGAGATGCTTCGTGAGATGGCGGACAAAGAGCAGAGGGCCATGGCCCGTCAACTGTCTGTTTTGGTAAGAAAAGCCTATGCAGCATTAGAAAACTCTGATACTCTTTAATCACTGCTCGACGAGGCCCACGCCTGTGGCCTTATCTGCTCCTCATTAACTAACCCCGACCCGGCTAGGTTTCGCACTGCAACGGTTGGGGTTATTTTTTTGCCTCGTTAGGCTTTCCCTTTTTCCCTGCGATTTGGTAGTCCTTTTCTTTGGAGTACCCACGGATCTGTGTGACGTTGCTTCTTTTCATATCTTTGAGGAAGGCGGCGGCAACATCTGGGGAGAGCCCAGCTAATTCGCCAAGCTCCTCCTTTGCGCTTTTAAGGTTTGTCCATCCTTTTCTGTAATCGCAGATTGCTTCGATCATTTCGTCGTGGGTTTCAGACTTAGCCATTCTTTTGCCTCCTCGCCTAGTACTTTTGCACCGATATCGATCTTCGCTCGAAGAGCTTTGACGATCCGTTCGTCGATTGTGCCTTCGGATATCAGATCGATGTATGTCACGTTATTCTTTTGTCCGATCCGGTGAGCGCGGTCCTCTGATTGTATGCGCGTTTCCAGATTGAAGTCATTGGCATAGTACACCACTAGGTTAGCTTCGGTCAACGTGAGCCCATATCCAGCGGTTGCTGGGTTGCCTACGAAGAACTTGAGCGGGTGGTTTGGGTCTTGGAAGTTTTGGACGATGCGATTACGTTGATCGTCGGATGTATCGCCGTAGTATGATGCAGCGGATCCTTCCCCAAACTTATCGTTCAGCATAGCTGTAATCTGTTGGATGTCGTACCGGAAGCGAGACCAGATGATTGCTTTACCATCGTGTTCTTCCATGATCTCGGACAGCGCATCCATGCGGGAGGATTTAAAGGTCAGGATGTCTCCGTCATCTGTCTTGAGATGACCGGACATAATCTGTTGCAGCCTGAGTAGCTGGGTAATGACCGCGGGCGCAGACACGAGGTCCCCGTTATCGAGGAGCAAGAGCGCCTGTTCTTTGATCTGGTTGTACATCTTCAGTTGCTCGTCGGTCAGGGTGACGTATCGAGCGGTGTAGACTTTATCGGGGAGATCGAGGCAGTCTTTTTTGAGCACTCGATAGGAAAAGTTTTCGATGCGCCACGTTAATTCATCTAGGTTTTTGAACCCGACGATTTGCTGGAATGAATTATGTCCCATGGTGCGCTTTTGCGTGACGGCATACCGTCCTTGAAACGCATAGAAACTATCATACCCCAGCAACCCCTCCCTTAAAAATTCACACTGCGAATAAATATCCATCGGACTTTTTGTAACTGGAGAGCCTGTCAACAGTCTTTTGTACTTGAAGTTCGACGCGATTTTCATCAGGTTCTTGGTGCGCTTGGCCTTATGGTTTTTGATGGTGGTTGATTCGTCGATTGCGATTAGACCATTTGAGCCCAGCGCACGACCCATCCACTCACCAGCGGTTTTACCTTTGACCGAGGAGAACGCTTCGACGTTCATGACAAAGATTGTCAGTCCGTTGAACCTGTTTTTTACGGAGCGCATTTCTTCTTGCTGTTTTTTATTTGGCGACGAAACCCATCGTATGACACGGTGCTCGATGTCATCGGACATATGCTCGGGGATTTCTTTGGCTACCCAGTTGCGATAGACGCCCTTGGGTGCGATGACCAAAGCAAAGTCGATGAGCCCTGCCTGGTACAGCATACCCATGTTGTCGATCAGAACTTTGGATTTACCTGTTCCCATTTCCATAAACAGCCCGAACTCGATGCGATCCCACCCTGTGTTCAGAGCATGTTTTTGATGATCAAATGGTTTTAGTTTAAAATTGTAGTTGACATTCATCATATACCTCCACTATTGTCTTCTTTACGGATAGCACGAGGCTACCGTATAAAGCAACCCTGAAGAGGAAAAACTTATGAACGATATATTTGAAGACTACTTTGACGAATCGGAGGCGTTATCGTCTGTCGATACTGGAACTGGAAAGCAGCTAAGTCAACTGGTTCGAACCCTGCGTAATGTTGAGCAGCAAATCAGCGATGCGGAGGAGCACTTGAAGTCCCTCAAGCAAGAGAAGCACAAGCTGTCTGTCGAGAACATTCCAGTTCTGATGGACGAGATGGGCGTTGAGCGTCTTGATGTGGACGGTGCTATAGTCGAGCGCAAGATGATTGTGTCTGCCTCGATACCCAAGGACCGCAAGGACGAAGCCTTGGGCTGGTTACGCGACAACGGTCTGGACGATATCATCAAGAACGATATCACAGTTTCGTTTGGTAAGGGCGAGGACAATGTTGCGGGGGACGTTATTGGTCTGCTGCAAGATCGTGGTTTCGATCCGCAAACCAAAACCCACGTTCATCCATCCACACTCAAAGCGTTTGTCAAAGAGCGCGTGACGGATGGCAAACCGCTTGACCTCGATCTGTTCGGGGCATTCATTTCAAACACAGCACAGATCCGGAGGAAAGCATAATGGGTGCAGTAGCAAAAAAGAAAAGTGCAGAGTTAAGCACAGATGTCATGGACGATATCCTAGAGTTCGCGGGCGAAGGCGCAACATACGACAGCAGCGAGATGCAGATCCCGTTCATTCGTATTTTGCAAGCGATGTCTCCGCAACTCAAGAAGCGTGAAGCGCAGTACATCGAAGGCTCTGAGCAGGGTGACATGTTTAACAATGTGACCATGGAACTGTTCACGGGCGAAGAAGGTGTAACAGTCGTTCCTTGTTTTCAAACCACCAAGTACCTTGAGTTTGTTCCTCGTGAGCAAGGCGGTGGTTTTCAAGGGGAGATCCCAGCAACCGATCCGGTGCTCCAGAAAACAACGCGTAGTGGGGCCAAGGAAATCCTGCCCAACGGTCACGAGTTGGTTAAATCGGATCAGCATTTCTGTTTGATTGTTGGCAAGGACGGACTTACTCAGCCCGTTGTGATTGATATGAAATCATCGCAGTTGAAAGTCAGCCGTCGTTGGAAGACGCAGATTGCTATGCAAAAGATCAAGCACCCAAAGACAGGGCAGATGGTTCTGCCTCCGTTGTTTGCCACTCAGTGGAAGTTTTGCACTGTCGAAGAGAGCAATGACCAAGGGTCATGGTTCAACTACACTATTGAGAAGATCGGTTTGGTCGAGGACCGCGATCTAATGCTCGAAGCCAAAGCCTTCCGCGACAGTGTTGCGGCTGGCGAAGTGAAAGCTGCTGCGGAGGAGGGAAACCCAACTTCCAATCCTCCGGTCAAGGACGATGAAATTCCGTTCTAGTAGCCTCGGGGGACGGTTTTAAGGATTATCCGTCCCCCATTTTTCACTTGGGAGCAGTAAATGTCACAACCTAAAAAGCTGCTTGCCGCGTTTGCCGGAGCCAAGAATGCTCATGGTACAACGACTGTTGGACGAATAGGCAGGAACGGTAAGGCGGACAGTAAAAGCAAGATTATACGAGAGCCATTGACCGAGGCGCTAGTACAGGCGCACATTGATGGCAAGCAGGGGGTCGGGGCTATTCCGATCAACGAAGAAAACAAGTGTAGGTTTGGAGCGATTGACGTTGATGTCTACGATCTGAACCAGAAGGAATTGCAAGACAAGATCCAGAAGCTCCAGCTTCCGCTGTTGCACTGTCGATCTAAGTCTGGTGGGGCTCATCTGTATTTGTTTCTCAAGGAGTGGGAGCAAGCAGCCGTGGTCCGCGAATACTTGACCGAGATGTCGATCATGCTGGGTCACAGTGGGGTAGAGATATTCCCAAAGCAAGACACGATCATCGTTGAGCGCGGGGATGTGGGTAACTTTATTAACATGCCATACTTCGATGCGGAGATGCCCCAGCGGTATTGCTTCGATGCGAAGGGCGAGTCCATGGAGCTTGATGAGTTTCTGGATGCTATCGATAAGAAGAGTGTGTTGCTATCGGATCTGGAGGCTATTCGCAGCACGACCCAGACGCGCAAGCATTTTGATGATGGGCCTCCGTGTATTCGAAACATCTTTTCGGATGGGCCGCAGAGTGAGCCGCGCAACAAGCTGCTCTTTTTTATGGGCGTGTATTGCAAGAAGAAGTTTCCGGACAGTTGGCAGAATGCGCTGGAGGAATATAACCGGACGTTGTTTTCTCCTCCGCTGCCATCGACGGAAGTCATGACGGTAATCAAGCAGCACGAGAAGAAAGACTGGGGCTACACTTGTAAGGAAGAGCCGTTCAAGTCGTACTGCGACCCATCTCTATGCGTGTTGGCAAAGCATGGGATTAGTGACGATGCTCCGGATGCACCACAGGTGGGTGGTCTAACGATTATGCTATCTGAGCCGCGCTTATACTTCATGGATGTAAACGGGTTGCGGATTCAGTTGAGCACCGAGCAGCTACAGAACCAGACGCTTTGGCAGCGGGCTTGTATGGAGCAGTGTAACTTCATGCCTCCGACTACCAAGGCCAACAAGTGGCAGCAGATGGTCAACAGCTTGATGAGCCAAGCAACGTACATCGATGTGCCGGAAGAGGAAACGTATGCGGGGCAGTTCAAGAACCATTTGGCTTCTTACTGCACGAGCCACATACGGGCGATGGCACCGGAAGAAATCGAGATGAACAAGCCGTGGACCGATGACGGTGTCACGAAGTTTAAGATCGAGGGGCTGTTGGAATACCTGCATCATCGCAGGTTCACTGCGCTGGGCCGAGCCCAGATCATTCAGATGATCAGGGATATGGGTGGCGATAGTGGCAGTCAGAATATTGTAAAGCGAGGTGGGAAGAGAACCAAGATACGTTGTTGGTGGGTTCCTGCATTTGAAGATGACGAGGTAGAGTTACCCGTACAGGAGATAAGTAATGACATCCCATTCTAATAAATTGCTACGGGTCGGAGAGGTTGCCGATCTGTTGGGAGTATCACGGTCTTACGTCTACAAACTGGCAAAGATGACGGAGGACTTTCCGAAACCCATTGTTCTTGGGTCCGATGACAATCGACGCTCGGCTTCGCGCTGGGTTCTGTCGGAGATCGAGGACTGGGTCAACAGCAGACCAAGAGGAAAAGAATATGATACCTAAAGCAGAACTTGTTCTAGGCCCACCAGGCACTGGTAAGACATACTACCTCATTCAGCAGATTAAACAGGCGTTGCAGAACGGAGCGCATCCATCTCGACTGGGGGTTATTTCATTCACTCGCAAGGCCATTGAAGAGATGGTGACGAGAGCCTGTGCAGAATTTAATCTGGAGGCCAAAGACTTTCCCCATATGCGGACAAGCCATTCGTTTGGGTTTCGGGGGCTGGGCCTACAGACACAAGACATCATGAACAAAGAGGACTACGACAACATCGGTCGAGAGATCGGACTGACCTTCGAGGGAAAGATCCGGACAAACCTAGAGGATGGCTTGTCTATGCCCACGCTTGGAGGATCGGGGTCCAAGTACCTACAGCTAGAGAACCGCGCTCGGTTGCGAATGATTGATCTGGATACGGAGTTCAATCTGGAGGGTGACTGGGACTTGTTCTTTCCCAAGCTGGAGCAGTTATCCAAGCAGCTTATTGAGTACAAGGCTGCTGCCAGCAAGTACGATTATGTGGATATGATCGAGAAGTACATCACGCTGGGGATCCCACCGAACCTTGATTATTTGTTTATCGACGAGGCACAAGACTTCACGCCATTGCAGTGGCGCATGGCCGAGAAGATAGCGGAGAAGTCAGAGAAGGTTTATATCGCTGGCGATGACGATCAGGCCATTCACAGATGGACGGGCGTGGACGTTAAGCTGTTTAACAAAAGCTCGCCCAACGTGAAAGTCTTGGAGCAGAGTTACCGCATTCCAAGGGCCGTGCATCAAGTGGCAAGCACAATCGCTCAACGGATTGATGATCGGCACATTAAGCAGTTCGATGCTCGGGACGAGGAGGGCACCGTTGAGTACGTTTACCATTTGGAAGACATCCCGTTGCACGAGGGATCGTGGACAATCATGGCTCGGATCAATGGGTACGTCTATGATCTGGCGAAGCGCATTCGAGCAGCGGGGTTTAAGTATTCGATTAAGGGTAAGCCCAGCATACCACTTGAACTGGTGGGGAATCTAGGAACGTGGAACGACCTATGTGCTGGCAAAAGCGTGGGGCTGCAGCGCATTATGGATCTCTACTCGGCGGTTCCCAAGCAGGGTAAGAATGCTGTGGTGCGTCGAGGCAGTCAGCAAATGCTTGAGCTTCTGCCTCCCGAAGCAGAGTTGGATATGGAAATACTACAGCTACAGTACGGGTTGTTGGCTGGTGCGGAGCAGAGCGCCTATGAGGTGATGCGCGTGGGCAAAGATGATCAGGATTATATTGACGCCATGTCACGAAGAGGCGATGATTTAATGTCCGAGCCTCGCATCAAGCTATCCACATTCCATGCAATGAAAGGCGGGGAGGATGACAACTGCGTTGTGTACACGATGTCGACCGCGGCGTGTGTAAACAGCGATCATCCTGACGATGAGCATCGAGCGTTTTACGTTGGCGTAACCCGAGCGCGTCACACGTTATACATTCTTCAGAGCAACTATAAGTACAGGTACACGATATGAATTGTTGGCATTGCGGAACGAAATTAATCTGGGGCGGGGATCACGACGAAGAGGACGAATCTGAGTTTGACATGGTGACTAACCTATCGTGCCCTAACTGCGATGCGTTTGTTTTAGTTTATCGACCAAGGGAGGATGAAGATGAAGAGAGATGAAGTGTTGGACACAGCCAAAGAACTGATCAACGGTCAGAGGGCCGCGGACTACGGTGATGCATACGACAACCATGTTCGGATTGCGGAGGGGTGGAACATTATTATTGGCGGCGCATTAAAGAGCCACGGTCATGTAACTCCTGCGCATGTTGCGCTGATGATGGATTGGGTAAAGAGTGCGCGTTTGGTTGAGAACATCGACCACGAGGATTCGTGGATTGATAAGGCTGGTTACAGTGCATTGGGGGCGGAGCACACGACTCGGGACAAAAGCAGTATGTTTGATATTATGGATAGGATGCGTGAAAAGAATGCAAAGTAATTTATTTGGCAGTGCGCTGCATCACCAGATTAAAAACGAGTTGGATCTGATCGACGCTGACTGGAACATTCCACCGGAGTATCCCGATCTTACGGGCTACAAAGAAGTGGCAGTGGATCTGGAAACCTATGATCCCAACATTAAAACCTTGGGCCCAGGATGGGCTCGCAAAGACGGTCATATCATAGGGATTGCTGTGGCAGCGGGGGAGTATAAAGGCTACTTCCCGATCCGCCATGAAAACTCCCACAACCTTGATCCAAAGTTTACCCTGCGCTGGCTCAAGAAGCAGATGTCGGTGCCTGATATGAATGTGATCATGCACAACGCGACCTACGATGCGGGATGGATGAGGGCCGAGGGCATAGAAATCAAGGGTCGGATTATCGACACGA